AGGGACGACTACTTGGAAGCGGTTCTTGGAAGAAAAGGAGGAGTTGTCTGATTGGGTCCGAGAGTGTCGCGAAGATGCGCAAATACAAGTTGAGAACGCCTTGTTCAAACGCGCCACAGGGTACGAATATGAAGAAGTGACTCGCGAGCGCAGGACTATGGACGACGGTACGCACAAGGTCGTAGTCACCAAGAAGGTGCTTAAACAAGTAGCGGCTGACGTAGGTGCGGCTGTGTTCTGGCTCGAACATAGAGCACCTAATAAGTGGCCAAAACAAATCGTATCTGCGCCAAACACCGAATCGGCCAACAACACAATCGTTGGACTTGCGGCTCTCTTACAGAATCCTGTAACCGTGCGTCAGATTGGAAGTGAGAATGAATGAAGAACAATAAAGGCGTTCAAGTAACTCTCCCTCATTCTTGGCGGACGGCTTTAAGGGCTATTGCGAAAGAAGCAGGCACAACGCCCAACAAACTCATACTAGACGCCATAGAGAAAACGTATGGGGAGGCGTTGAAATGATTTGTTGTCTTTGTAAGACTTGCGCGGCTGAGCAATACGTAGCTGAAGACAATCTCTTAATGTGGGTATGCGCTTTGTGTTTGTATACGTTAGCTGCGGAGGAGGAGCAGTCATGATTCCTTACGCGGCGTTCGATGAGAAACAAGTTGCGTACTTGACGCGGTCGTTCGATTGTTGGCTTAACGTGGCAGAGGGCGGTAAACGCGCAGGCAAGAATATATTGAATATCATAGCCTTCGCGGAAACGATTGAGATGCACAAGGACAAGATACATCTGGCGGGCGGCGTCACAAAAGCCGCTGCTCGAATGAACATTATGGACTCCAATGGCTTCGGGTTGGAGCATTACTTTGCAGGGCGCTGTCGGTACGGTCAATACAACAAGATGGAGTGTCTGTACATACTGACCAAGACAGGCGAGAAGGTCGTCATTGTAGCAGGGGGCAAGGACGCGGACGATTACAGAGCTATAAAAGGTAATAGCTATGGGTCAGCCTATGTCACAGAGGCTAACGAGTGTCATAAGCTCTTTATCCAAGAAGTATTCGACAGGACTATGGCGAGCAGTAACAGGAAATTGTTATTTGACTTGAACCCCAAGCCGCCGCAACACTGGTTCTACACTGAGATTCTTGACTATCAGGACGAGCTGTTGAAGAATGGCGAGAATCCCAAGTACAACTTTGAGCACTTCACCATCTGGAACAACCTGTCGATATCAGATGAGCAGCTCAGAACGATCCTGTCGACATACGACAAGACCTCCATGTGGTATCAAGCCGACATCTTGGGTAAGCGTATGGCGTCCACAGGACGAATCTACACAGGGTACAAGTACAACGAGGTAGCCAAGCGCCACAAGGACATACGCGCCATGCGGCTGATCAACTTCGCTATTGGGGTTGACGTAGGCGGTACAGACGCGACTGTAGCAACCTTGGCAGGCTTCTCGAAGGGCTTTGAGGATGTCGCCCTTATAGATGGGTATTACCACAAGCAAGGCAAGGAGAGCGGCAAGACCCACGCAGAATACGCTTCGGCCATCTGCGACAAAATAGAGTCTTGGATTGAATACATGCCTCTTGTAGCGCAAGCGCCTCTGTTTGCTGAGTCGGCAGACAAGCTCTTCAGGCAAGCTCTTGTAAACGAGCTCAAGAAGCGCAGACTGTTCCGCATTCAGGTGTTCCCCGCCTACAAGAAGGAGGGCATCGTTGACCGTATCCGGTTGACAAACATCCTTATCAACCAAGGCAGATACTACATCGCAGCTCACATGAAATCTTGGCTCAACGCTGTGGAGAACGCTGTTTGGGATGACGATGAATACGAGAAAGGCAATTGGGTTAGGGTGGATGACGGTTCATATCCGGTTGACTGTCTTGACAGTTCTGAGTATGCCGTCCAACCATATAAAAAACATCTCTTGAAGGGAGCGAGTATGTAATGAAGAACAAAAAGCGTGGCGAAGTTGTAAACGGCGTTGAGGTCGAGGTGTACGAGGAGACAGCAGTTGAGGAGGTTGTCGAGGAGGTCGCTGTCGATGACGAGGAGCAAGACATGGAGCAAGAAGCGGCAGCAGCTGAAGATGAGGAAGCGCTGGGAGACGCAGAGAGCGATGAGGACGACAGCGAAGAGGACGAGCTTGGAAGAATCACCACAGAAGCTTGGAAAGAAGCACGAGCCAAGCTGAAAGCTGCTGACGAGGCTGTCAGCTACAGTATTGACGACTACCCTGTGCGCAAGGTTGTTGACGCTCTGAAGAGGCGTTACAACGCCAAGGAGCGCACGCCAGCTCTGTTCAAGGCTATACATGAGCTCAAATTCATCCTGTAAGGGAGGCTAGGCTATGGGGCTTATTAAAGAAGCCCTGATGAAGTGGTTGGGAATTGTGCCTGTGGAGACGCAGGTGCAATTCTACATCAGGGAAAACACAACCAAAGAACTGACTACACTAAAGAATCAATTATGGTACAGAGGCGATCCTACCGAGCTTGAACAATTTTACGTTGAGTTGGCCGGGGTGTCTTTGGACGGCAAGAGCTTGATTCCTATGACACGATTCTGGGCAGCGGTACCTACGGATGACGTATTGATCCGTAAGTTCCACAGCGGCTTACCTAAGCTGATCGTAGACAAGCTCGCCTCTATAGTTGTGGACGACATGAACGAACCTGAGATCAACGGAGGAGCAAAGCAACGTTGGGAAGATGTCGCAAAAGAGAACAGTTTCGACGAGCTGTTAAAGAGCGCTGTTACCAAGGTCTTGGCTGAGGGCGACGGCGCATTTAAACTTTGCGTTGATCAATCCATAAGCGACAAGCCGTTGATCGAGTTTTACAGCGGTAACAACGTTGACTTTATTTACAAGCGCGGACGATTGTTAGAGATACAATTCTTTACGGACTACTTCAAAGATTCGAAGCGCTTCCGGTTGGTCGAGTGTTATGGAAAGGGTTACGTGCAATACAAGCTCGCGGACGCAAGCGGCGTTCCTGTTGACTTAACGGTGTTGCCAGAGACCGCTGAGTTGGCGGACGTGGTGTTTGACGGAGATTTTATCATGGGACTCCCTCTTAAGTTCTACGACAGCCCAAGGTTCAGCAATAGAGGCGACGCTATCTACGAGGGCAAAGGCGATGTATTCGATGCGCTCGATGAGATTGTGTCTACTTGGCTTGACGCCGTTAGAGCCAACAGGGTTAAGCAGTACATTCCCGAATCCCTTGTGCCTCGAAACGAAAGTACGGGGGCCGTTCGCAAGCCCAACGTGTTCAATTCCTACATCGTCAAGAGTACAGACTTGGGAGAGGAGGCTGACAACAAGATTGAAACGATACAAGGTGACATCAGTTACGAAGGGCTGCAGTCATCTTATGTGACGTTCTTGGATGCCGCTCTACAAGGCATTATTTCGCCCTCTACTCTTGGCATTGACGTCAAGAAACTCGATAACGCAGAGTCCCAACGCGAGAAAGAGAAAACAACTCTGTACACTCGCGACACGCTTGTAGGGGTGCTTAGCAAAACTCTGCCTAAACTTGTGAATATTGTGTTGAAAACTGAAGACAATATGCATAATAAAACCCCTTCGGATTACGAAGACATCAGTTTTGATTGGGGCCAATACGCGAACCCTAGTTTTGAGGCGACAGTTGAGACTGTCGGTAAGGCTCGACAGTATGGTATTATGTCGCTGGAACGTTGCGTAGAGGAGTTGTACGGCGACGCTATGACAGACAAAGACAAACTTGAAGAGGTCGAGCGGCTCAAGGGCGAATCTTCGGTTACTGTTGACGAACCAGGGGTTAACGACGACGCAAAGATTGTGAAGGGCTTCGGTGAGGGCTAATGGCAGAGTACGATATCAACGCCATATTCGCGGAGATGGAAGGCGAGTTAATTGCCAGCTACGAACGCAATATGAGCAAGCATCTACAAGACGAGATCAACGCAGGCTTTAGTTGGCCTATGTGGCAAACAAAGAAGCTTGCCGATCTTCGTCGATACAACGTCGAAGCGCGCAGGATAATCAATAAATACGCTGCGCGTGCGATAGACGAGGCTACCGGACAGCTTATTGACAGCTACGCCGATGGTAAGAGGCAAGCCAACGACGTCATACGGCAATTTCGCAGAGACGTTGGCGAGGTCAGTTTCGGCAGCGCAGACAGACGCAAAGTAGATGCGTTGATCGATGCTGTTCGTAACGACTTCCGTACAGCGGCAGCAGCGGCGCTTAGATTGGTGGACGATCAGTACAGAAAGATTGTTTTTAAGGCCCAGGTCGGCTACAGCGCGGGTGTTCTTACGTTGTCTAAAGCAGTCGATTGGGCAGCAAAAGACTTCTTGGAAGCGGGTATCAATTGCGTTCGCTACCGCAACGGCTCTTCTGTTAATATAGCGAGCTACGCCGAGATGGTCGTGAGAACCTCCGCAAAGAGGGCTTACTTATCAGGAGAGGGCGCAAGAAACAACGAACTAGGTGTGCGTCTTGTTCAAATCACGTCTTACGGCGCTTGCTCCCCTACGTGTTTGCCTTGGCAAGGAAAAGTTTACATTGACGACGTATATTCGGGAGGGAAAGCTGATGGGAAACACACGCTTCTCAGCACGGCTATGGCGAGCGGGCTTTTTCATCCGAATTGTCGTCATACTTCGCAGCCCTACTTTGACGGCATTAGTTCGTCGGCTAAGACTCAGGACACCGATAAGGTTAATGAGACTTACAAGGCCGAACAGCGTCAACGTGAGATTGAGCGGAACATCCGTAAGTATAAGCGGGTGAGGGAGGGGAGCACTGACGGGGAAAATCGGAGGGCAGCCAACGAAAAAGTCAGGCAGTGGCAAGCGAAAATGAGACAACATCTAGCGAGTAACAAGCAATTAACAAGGCAGTCGTATCGCGAAAAAAGCGTGTAAAATTCAGGCTTTACGTGAGTAATCGTACCGAGTATACTAGAGGTAGGGCTGACGAGCCGACAAAATAACGGAGCTGACGAGCGATAAACGGGGAGGAATAGGTCATGTTTGAGAGATGGTTCACGCTATGGAGCCAGCCGATGTTCGAAAGCGACGGTGGCGGTAGTGGTGCGGGAGCTGGCGAGGGTGGCAGCGGAGGTGACGAAGCTGGGGGTAAAGAAGGCGCGAAAGGCTCGGGTGCGGGAGAAGGCGATTCCGGCAGCGAGGGTGTGGTGCCAGAAGCCGAAGTTCAGAAACGTATCGACGCAGCCGTGAAAGAGCGACTAGCTCGCGAGAAGAAAAAGAGCGACGGAGCCATTAAGAACCTTCAAGCCCAGCTAGATGCTTTGGCAAAAGGAGACGATGGTGGTTCCGGGACAGTAACAACCCAGCAAGGCGGGGAAGACCCTGTAGCGAAAGCGGCTGAAATACTTAAGCAGGCCAACTTGAAGGTGTTGACCGCTACCGCACAGACCGAGGCTGTTAAATTGGGTATCGACCCTAAATACGCAGCCGACGCCGTTAAACTAGCGGACCTCAGCTCTGCTATGCAGGAAGACGGCTCAGTGGACGAGAAAGCAGTAGCGAAAGCGCTGGACGAGGTACTGAAGCGCGTCCCAGCCTTCAAGTTGCAAACGCAAGAGGGCGGCGCTGGTTTTCGAGTAGGCGGCGAAGGGCAACAAGGCGGCCAGAAGGGCAACGGTTGGGGCAGTAACGGCCAACAGCAACAAGGTACGCCCGCTCCAGCGAAACGCTGGAACAGTTTCAATCGTTAGGAAAGGAGGTTACACCATTGGCTGACCTCACAATACAAAGTATCGCGGTAAGCGGTACTACGGTATCGTTTGTCCCAGCAAGCGTAGCGGGCGATGCTTTTGTAAACGAAGGAAGGACTTTCCTGTACGTGCAGAACAACGATGATGCGTCGCATACAGTTACCATTAACAGCGTAACACAATGCGACCAAGGATTCGATCACGACGTTGTTGTAAGCGTGGCCGCTGGAGTCGACAAGATGATCGGCCCCTTCCTTCCGTCCCGGTTCAACGATACCTCGCGTAAGGTGTCGGTAACTTACGACAGCGTAGACGGCGTTATCGTAGCGGCAGTAAAAATCTAGTCTACCAAACCCCACAAAGAAAGGATTTGATTAAATGCCTCATGTAATCAACTATGCTGAGCGCTGGAACAGAGAGCTTTTGGCAACGGTTATCCAAGGCGTTCTCTGCTCCCCGTTCGTGACCAACAATGTACGCTGGCTCAACGCCAAAACGTTCCATTTCACACAAATGTCCACGACGGGCTACAAGACCCACTCGCGAAATGGCGGCTGGAATCGCGGTACGATTAACCAAGAGGACGTGCCGTTCACGCTCTACCATGACCGCGACGTAGAATTTCTGATCGACAAAGCTGATGTGGACGAATCCGATATGACGGCGACGATCCAGAACGTCTCCGAGAAGTTCGTTCAACTCCAAGCGAACCCGGAGATTGACGCTGAGTTCTTCAGCCGCATCTATTCTTACGCGCACGGCGCGAGCTTGGCCTCGGCCACGGCTCTGAATACTTGGACTACGGCCAACGTGTTCACACGCTTGAAAGCTATGCTGAAACAAGGCAAACTTCGGGCGTACAAACAGCGCGGCTCTCTGGTTGGGTACGTATCCAGCGATATCATGGACTTGCTTGAACGCTCCACGGAATTTACGCGCCAGATTGTGCTCGGAACTATCGCGGACTCCGGCCTGGCCATTCAAACGCGTATTACGGAGATTGACGGCGTTCCGATTTTCGAAGTTATTGACGTTGAGCGCTTCAAGACCACTTTCAACTTCAACGGCACTAATGGCGGTTTTGAGGATATCGCGCAAGTAGTCGGTCCTCCGGCTACGGGCTCCTGGGGCTTGAACGCTGTGTTCGCTTCCACGGAAATGGTCAAGAAGGTGCCGAAGATTAACAGCATCTACTTCTTCCAACCTGGACAACATACCGAAGGCGACGGCTACTTGTACCAAAACCGCGCTTACTCGGGAACGTTTGTTTTCCCTAACGGCAAAGACAACACTATTGACTCTATCTTCGTCGATGTGGATGCTGCGACGCTCCCGACTCCGGCTGCGCTTTAATAGGAGGCGAGTCAAGTGTATGCTGATGCAACTTTTTATACGGAAAGCTACTTCGGCAAGCTTATCCCTGCGGACGACCTTGACTCGTATCTAACGAAAGCCTCGGACGCAGTGGATCAGCTTACTTTATACCGTATAACTCAAAAGGGCGGTATTGATCAGCTCACGGTTTTCCAGCAACGACAAGTCAAATTGGCTGTGTGCGCCCAAGCCGACTTTAAGTATGGTCTACAAGAAATGCCTGACTGGGTTCAGAGTTACAGCGTAGGTAGCGTGTCCGTATCCAAAAACGACAAGACCAGTACAGAATACTCGTCTGCGGCGACCCAATACTTAAGACCAACTAATCTTATGTACCGGGGGCTAGGCTCATGAGGCTACCCTACCTGCCGAGCTGGGATAACGTGCCTGTGTTAGTGACAATGAAGACCGAGGGTATTGGGGAGAACGGAGAACCGGAAGTGTTGGGTCAATACGACGGGAAATGTAACTTTGTCCACAAAACAAAGACTGCCGTCGGTAAAGACGGTAGGACAGTAAGTTTGGGCGGTTATTTGACGATACGGGGCGACATCGCCCCGACTATCCCGCTCGTAACTGGCGAGGTAGTTGTAGATGGTCGTTCTCGTAAAATACACAGCTCCGAGAAGGTTCGCAACCCAGACGGTAGCGTAAATCACACACGCTTGGAGTTGTTAACATGAAAGTTAAGGTTACTATGAACAAAGGCGCTTTACGACAATTGTCGTCTTCGCAAGCCAAAGCTGTATCTATGACGGCTACAGAGCTGTTGAGCGATGTGCGAAACGAAGGCGCAATGCCGTTCGAGACGGGTAATCTTCAGAACGAAAGCACTCATGTAGACGACAGCCAAGTAAAACAAGGCGTAGTCAAGATTGTATCAGACACGCCTTACGCAAGACGGCTTTATCATCACCCTGAGTATAGTTTCAATCGTTCGAAGAACGCCAGCGCCGGAGGTCAATGGTGGGAACCTTACTTGTCTGGGAGCAAGCGAAAACTTCCCGCGAAGCTTTTCAAACAATTCTATCAACGATTGAACGGAGGTTTGCTGAAAAGATGATCACCGTTAGCGATTTCGTTCAGGCACTCAAAGACTTGTTCCCAGGCGTGAAGTTCTACAACGGTACGCTTAACCGGAACGAGAGCCAGTGCATAGGCGTATACGCCAGAGACAGTGCGCCAGTGTATAGAGCACTAGGCGGCAGCGCTAACACATCTTACAGCGTACTCCCCGTTACGATCTTGATACATTGGACGGAGAACGCAGACGCTTGCGAGAGACAAGCGAACGCGATCTACAATACGCTCTTTGAGACGGAGGGGCTTATTGTAGGAGGTAGGCGTGTAATCTTACTGAGTCTGCGTGACTCCGCTCCGGTCGATGTCGGCAGAGATGACAGCAATATCTGTGAACGAACACTACGAATCAATATAACGTATGAGAGAGAGGCGATATGAAATGGCAGGCGTATACCCTGTACACAACAACATTTTCAAGATCAACACGGACGGCCGCACTGCTCCCGGCACCTTTGTAACTATCAAAGACTTGGAGACGTTCGGACTTGCGGTCGAGGGTAATGTTGAAGAATGGACGCCTATGGACCTTTCCGGCTGGGCAAGACAAGCGGTAACGGGCAAAAAGCTTACGGTTAGCTTCAGCGGTAAGCGCCACTATGAAGATCCAGGCAACGATTACGTCGCGGACACGCTTTTGGCTACTGGACAAGATTGCGAGTCTATTTTTGAGTGGACATTGCCCAACGGCGCGAAGCTCACTATGGATTGCGTGATTAACCTTACGTCCCCAGCAGGCGGCGATTCTACCAATATAGACACCTTGGAGTTCGATATTTTATCGGACGGTTTGCCGGAGTTCACCCCTGCTCCTTAATTAACGGGGCGAATCATTAAGAACATAAGGAGGCGAGTGTATTGGCTAGGGTGTTGAATATCACAGACAAGTTCAGTAATGAGCGGCCTTCTATCGTAATCGGCGAAAAATCCTATGAGATTAACGATTCCGTGGAGGTCGCTTTCAAATTTAGCGAGCTGGCTTCGCAAGGGACGAACGGCTCTATGGACGCAGTTAAGATGGTTTTGGGCGAAAAAGCATATAAGGAGCTTAAGATTGAGAAGATGTCTATCGACAACTTCAAAGTGCTTATGATCGCGCTTCTTGCGACTATGCAAGGCTTAAGCTACGAGGATGCTGAGGCCCGATTTCGGCGACAAGAGCAATGAGAAGGACGCCTATTACGATCTGGCCGATGACTGGGATTTGATTGAGGCGAGTTTCGCCAAACAATACGGCATACGGCTCAGATCGCATAAAGATATGCCCTTCGCGGAGTTCGTCTCCTTGTTGTCCGGGTTGATGGCAGACACTCCTTTGGGTCAGATCGTAGGAATACGAGCGGAGAAAAACGCAAAGGTGATCAAAGCTTTCACCCCGGAACAGCGGCGAATCCACACAGCTTGGAGAAGACGCAGCGCCGAAAAAGCGCTCGATAACCCACAGAAGCTAGAGAAGCAATGGGACGATTTGTCCAGAATGCTTAACGCTCTGTTCGGAAAGAAAGGAGGCGACGCTAGTGAGCAGCGCCGGAAGAGTTGATCTAGACCTTGGCTTGGACTACAAGAAGTTCAACAGCGAGTTGAATGGTATCTCCAATAAAGCGACTAATCTTGTGGGCGGTGCCTTCAAGAATTTGGGCGGGATAATTGCGGGAGCTTTCGCTGTCGGCGGCATGATCAAGTTCGGTCGAAGTGCCCTCAAGCTCGCCTCCGATCTTGAAGAAGTACAGAACGTCGTAGACGTTACATTTGGGGTTATGTCCGAGAGCGTTAATAATTTCGCCAGTACGGCTCTGATGTCGTTTGGTTTGTCCGAACTTTCAGCAAAACGATTCTCCTCAGTTCTGGGCGCTATTATGAAAAGCTCTGGGCTTGCACAAGATCAGATTGTCCAAATGTCTACAGTTATGGCCGGGCTGGCGGGCGATTTCGCTTCCTTCTACAATCTAGGGCACGAGGAAGCCTTTGAGAAAATACGTTCGGGCATTACAGGCGAGACAGAGCCTCTGTTGAGTCTGGGTATCGACATGAGGGTGGCGAGCCTAGAGGCTTACGCGCTTAGCAAGGGGATTACGAAGTCGTTTCAATCCATGTCGACAGCAGAACAAACGCTGTTGCGGTATAACTTCTTGTTGGATCGCTCGAAAGACGCACAGGGCGACTTCGCCAGAACATCCGATAGTTGGGCTAACCAGACGCGATTATTGAATGAGCAATGGAAGATATTCCAGGGCACAATCGGCTCTGGTCTTATAAGCATCTTGGCTCCTGTAGTTAAAATGTTGAATACGCTTATGGCCAAGCTCCAAATAGCTGCGCAATACTTCAAAGCTTTCGCGCAGATGATAACAGGAGTCAAACAAGAAGCCGGGACTTCCTCTGGAGGCGCTACCGCCTCTGTAGAGTCTCTAGGGGCCGCGTCTACTGGCGCAGGTAAAGCCGTCAAAAAAGCGGGGAAAGAAGTAAAAGGTTCGTTGAGCAACTTTGACCAGTTAAATGTAATCGGCAAAGAAGCGGCTGACTCTATGGACGACGCGGCGGCGGCCTCCTCTGATCTAGGAGTAGCTGTGCCTGATATGTCTCTAGGCGATCCGTTATCTATGGACGCGGCAGCCCCGGCTATGCCTGAAATAGATACATCGCAATTCCAACCTATTCTTGATTTTTTAACGGCCGCAAGAGGACTGGCCACAGAAGTCGGCAGCTACCTGTCAACGGCTTTCGGGCCGACACTAGTCCAAGCCATAGACACGTTGACGCCTCCTATACTTGCTTGGAAAGACGTGTTGGTTGAGACTTTTAATATGTTAGGCACTTTAGTCCCTCCATTTAAATCTTGGCTTACAGACGATTTGACGCCGTTTATCAACAAGTTTGTGAACACGGCTTCCGGTATATTCGCAGGGTTGCTAGACTCTTTATCACTAGTGTTCACAGGGATCAGAGACGCCACATTCCCGATAATTGAGTGGTTTGTAACAGATGGACTCCCTTTAATTACTGATTTCGCCTCGGGTGTACTCGACATTATAGAGTCTTTGTTCAATAACGTAAAACTGATTTTTGACACTTTATGGAGCGAGGGTGTCCAACCTGGATTGGATCTCTTGTCTATTATGATTGTAGATACCCTCGATATTATTAAGGGTTTTTGGGACAAGTTTGGTGACGATATTGTGAGCGGTATCACGACCGCCCTTGATGGAATCACTGAATTGTTCTTGAATATATGGGATGAGTTTCTTGGCCCTATTTGGACAGACCTTCTTGAAACGTTAAATTGGTTATGGGAGAAACACCTTAAGGCGTTAGTGGAGGAGCTTACTGTGTTCATAGGCAAGCTGGTGAAGGGCGCTCTTGACATATTTAACAAATTCATACTGCCAATAGCTAATTTCTTGGTAGACACTCTCGGACCCACCTTTGCAAATATATTCACTACAATAGGCGATATACTCGGCACATTTTTGTCGATTGCCATAGATATCGTCAAGGCTATAATCAAAGCCCTTGGCGGCATAATAGACTTCATCGTAGGTGTGTTCACAGGAGATTGGGAGAGAGCCTGGGACGGCATAAAAACGTTCTTTGGGGCCATATTCGACGGAGTCGTTGCTATATTCAAGGGAGCCATCAATCTGGTGATAGATGGATTGAACTTCTTAATTCGGCAGCTCAACACCATAAAGTTCGATTTCCCCGATTGGGTTCCTGCAATAGGCGGCAAGTCTTTTGGCATAAACATACCTACCATACCGAAGTTAGCGCAAGGTGGCTTGATCGAAGCGCCTACGCTTGCTATGGTGGGTGATAACAAGAACGCGGCTGTTGACCCAGAGGTGGTTTCCCCTCTGTCCAAATTGCGCGATATGCTGGGCGCTACTAATCAAGCCGTGGTCGAAGTAT